AACAGTTAAGTGTTGTACTCAAAACGGAGTTAGAGGAGGGTCGGCAACTGTTCACTTCCCTATTTGGCACCAAGAGATAGAAGATATTATTGTTCTTAAAAACAATAAAGGTAGTGAAGATAATAGAGTTAGAAAACTTGATTACTCAATTCAATTATCAAAATTGTTTTATGAAAGATTTATTAATGGAGAAGATATTACTTTATTTTCACCACACGAAGTGCCTGAACTTTACAAAGCTTGGGGTACGGAAGAATTTGATGAATTATATAAAGCGGCTGAAAGAAAAACAAGTGTAAAGAAGAAGAAAGTAAATGCTCAAGAATTATTTTTTGATATACTAAAAGAACGTGCAGAAACAGGCCGTATCTATATTATGAATATGGATCATTGTAATACACACTCTAGTTTCAAAGATAGAGTTTATATGTCAAATCTTTGCCAAGAGATTACTTTACCAACTGATCCTATAGATCACATTGATGGTGAAGGTGAGATAGCATTATGTATTCTATCAGCAATTAATGTAGGTAAGATTAATAGAAGATATGAATTAGAACCTTTATGTGATTTAGCAGTAAGAGCTTTAGAAGAAATCATAGATCATCAAAACTATCCTATTAAAGCTGCTGAAGTATCTACAAAGGCAAGAAGAAGTTTAGGTATTGGTTATATTGGCCTTGCACACTATCTTGCTAAAAAAGGTTACAAGTATGATCAGAAACTTGCGTGGAGACAAGTTGATAAACTTACAGAAGCATTTCAATATTATTTACTTAAAACAAGTAATCAATTAGCAAAAGAAAAAGGTAAATGTGAATATTTTGATAAAACAAAGTATGCAGACGGTATTTTACCTATTGATACTTACAAAAAAGATGTAGATGAACTAGTAAATAGAGAATTGACTTTTGATTGGGAATGGCTAAGAAAAGAAATAAAAGAACACGGTTTAAGACACAGTACACTTTCTGCTCAAATGCCAAGTGAATCTTCGTCTGTAGTTTCAAATGCAACTAATGGTATTGAACCTCCAAGAGATTATCTAAGTATAAAAAAATCTAAGAAAGGTCCTTTAAAACAAGTTGTACCTGAATATAATAAATTAAAAAATAATTATACATTACTTTGGGATATGAAAGGGAATGAAGGATATATAAATATTGTTGCAGTAATGCAAAAGTATTTTGACCAAGCAATATCAGGTAATTGGTCATATAATCCTGAAAATTATGAAGACAATCAGGTGCCTGTATCAGTTATGGCACAAGATTTATTGACTACTTACAAATACGGGTGGAAGACTTCTTATTATCAAAACACATATGATGGTAAATCTGACATAGATCAACCAGCACATCCTGTGGGATTCCACGACAATGTGCCAGAGGAAGTAAAAGAAGAAAAGAAAGAACTAGAGGAAGAAGCTTGCGACTCTTGTACAATTTAAATGAAAAGTGTATTTAATAAAGATAAAAAATTAGACGCAACAAAACAGTTAATGTTTTTTGGTCCCGATTTAGCAGTACAAAGATATGATAATATGAAGTATCCTATCTTTGATAAACTAAATCAACAACAGTTAGGTTTCTTTTGGAGACCTGAAGAAGTATCTTTACAAAAAGACAGAAATGATTATGCCGAGTTACGACCTGAACAAAAGTTTATTTTTACTTCTAATTTAAAATATCAAACTATGTTAGATAGTGTGCAAGGTAGAGGGCCTTGTTTAGCGTTTTTACCTTTTTGTTCACTACCAGAACTAGAAGGTTGTATTGTAACTTGGGACTTTATTGAAACAATACACAGTAGAAGTTATACTTACATCATTAAAAATTTATATCCTGATCCAAGTGAAGTTTTTGATACAATTATACAAGATGAAAAAATAGAAAGACGTGCTAAGTCTGTAACGCAAACTTATGATGATTTAATTGCAATGGGTTATCAATGGACACTTACACCAGATAAAGTTGACTTGTATGAATTAAAGAAAAAAATGTATAAGGCTATGGTAACTGTAAACATACTTGAAGGTTTAAGATTTTATGTATCATTTGCTTGTTCGTTTGCGTTTGGTGAATTAAAGTTATTAGAAGGTTCAGCAAAGATTATATCTTTTATTGCTAGAGACGAAAGTCAACACTTGGCGATGTCACAAAGAATTATTAATAACTGGAGAGATTATGAAAAAGATAAAGATATGCTTAAAATCATAAAAGAATGTGAAGACGAAGTTTATAAAATGTATGATGAAGCAGTCGGTGAAGAAAAAAGATGGGCGACATATTTGTTTAGTAAGGGTTCTATGATAGGTCTATCTGAAAAATTATTACATCAATTTGTAGAGTATATGGCAAATAGAAGAATGAAAGCAATAGGATTAAAAACAGTATATGAACAGAAGTCAAATCCTTTACCTTGGGTCGATCATTGGTTAAATAGTAAAGGACTTCAAAATGCACCACAAGAAACAGAAATAGAGTCATATGTAATTGGCGGTGTTAAACAAGACGTTAAAAAAGATCAATTTAAGAAATTTAAACTATAATGTTAGAAAAAGCTAAAAAACATTGTCCTCAATGTCAGACTAAATATACCATACAATGGGATTTAGAAGAGCAAGATTTAGAACCTCTTACTTGTCCATTTTGTGGTTATGAGGTAGACCTAGAGGATTATGAAGAAGACACAGATACAAAAACAGCCTACGATCAGGCTGATGACGATAGTTGGAATTGATTATAGTTTAAGTAGTCCAGCCGTATGTATATGTACGGGTGAATTTAAGTTTGAAAATTGTAAGATATATTATTTAACAAATGTGAAAAAGTATGAAGGTGATTATTTAAAAGGACAACTTAATGGCAGACTACATCTACCCTATACCTCCGAGACACAGCGACACGATCAGATTTCCGATTGGGCGTGTTCTCTTATTAACAATATTACTGATAATATTTTTATAGAGGGTTATAGTTTTGGTAGTAAAGGTCTGGTATTTAATTTAGCAGAGAATATGGGAACTTTAAAACATAAACTTTATAAATCAAATAAAAATTTTAAACAAATAGTTCCTGGTCAAATTAAAAAAATTGCAACAGGTAAAGGCAATGCAGATAAACTAAAAATGTATGAACAATTTAAAATTGATACAGGTTTAGATTTAGTAAAAGAGTTTGAACAAACTAAACTTAATAATCCTGTTACAGACATTATAGATGCTTACTATGTAGCAAAAGCTGGTTATGAAAATTTTGTACGCTAAAAATCATCCAAGAGAATTAGAACACTTAAAATTACAATTGTTTAATATAAATGAATTAATATTAATACCATCAATTAAATGGTTAAAAGAGAGAATGAATATGTTTGAATATGAAAATAGTTTTAATAATAAAGGGATGTTATATCCTATTGCAGTATCTACACACGAACACGAATGGTTAAGAGAAAGATTAGCAAGAAAAAATCTACCACACATAGTAGATGGAAAAGTTAAACCTGGCCTATATGTTCAAACAGGCAATAAAAGAGTATTATGGGCTAAAGAAAATAATTATGATCAAATAGAAGGATACCTTGTATCTAATAAACAAGACAGGTCAAAAATGAGAGCAGTAACACATATAAAACATACTGATATACCAAAATGAAAGTAATTAAATTTTCAAACACAAATGCTATGCGTTGTATAACAGACGCCTTAAAAGCAAAAGATAATGAAGTAATAGATATTTCTTCTAACAAATCATTTTCACTAGAAGACTTGTATAACATTAAAACTTGTGATTTTATTATTAATGATGGTACATTTGGTAGCGAACATCCTAAAAGACAATGGATACCTAATGCAGAAAATCACAAAACAGCTCTTATGAATTTTAAAAATCAATTCATAAACACTATTGCAAAAGAATATAATAAAAAAATAATCTATACTGAAAGTGCTACTTTAACTAGAATGAAATGTAATTATATTAGAAAATTTTATAAAACGATAAATCCTAGATATTATAGAATGGGTTTAGGACATTGGGTGTATAGTCACACAAAATGGTGTAAACCTGAAAAAGGTAGATTACAAAAGATCATTACAGGAATTGAAAAATGCAATAACATAGAGATAACAAACGTATTTAATCATCAATGGAAAAATAATAAACAAGGATATATTTTAATATTACCTGGATTAGAAGATGACCCTACTAGCTCACTTCCTGTTCAACAATTTGTAGAAAACTCAGTAAAAGAAATTAAAAAACATACACAAAGAAAAATAGTTGTCAAAGCACATCCACACAGTAAATTGACTTATGATAACTTAGATGTTGAGGTTATGAAAGGTGACATATATTTAAATGAACTAGCAAAAGAAATTTATTGTGCTGTGTTAGATAGTAGTACAAGTATTTTTGAATTAACTAATTTAGGTATTCCTGCGTTTACAACAAAACATAGTTTTGGTTATCCTTTAGGTAACTTTGACTTATCAAAAATTGAAAATATAAATTATACCGATAGTCAAAATGTTCTAAATTGGTATGAACAAATGGCAAGTACAGAATTTACTATGCACGAATTATCATCAGCATACATATTAACTAAGATAGAGGAATTATTAAATGGCTAATATAATAGGATTACCAAAACATTTAGGCGGTCACGGTAATGTAACACATATAGACACAGGTTTATTATTATTTGCTAGAGATAACTTGAAATGTAAATCAATGTTAGATATAGGTTGTGGCCCAGGCGGTATGGTTTATGAAGCAGTTAGTATGGGTATTGACGCAAAAGGTATTGATGGCGATTTTGTAACTAAAAGAGAAAGACCTGAACTATTTGAAATACACGATTTTACAAAAGGAAAATTAGAAACTATTAATAAAGATTTTGATATGATTTGGTGTTGTGAATTTATAGAACACGTAGAAAAACAATATGAAGATAACTGGATGTCTTTAATGCAAAAAGGTAAATATGTTTTTGTAACTTATTCAGAACCAGGTAAACCAGGACATCATCACGTTAATTGTGAACCTATTGATTATTGGATTAAACTATTTGAAAAATATGGTTTTAAATTTAGAGAAGATTTAACAATACAATCAAAAGAACTTACTACAATGAAAAGAGAGTTTTGGAAAGATTGTGGATTAATATTTGAAAGAATATAATGAAAACGGCAATTATAACAGGTGTAACAGGACAAGATGGATCCTATCTAGCAAAACTTTTATTATCTAAAGGATATAAAGTTTATGGTGCTCAAAGAAGAAACACAGGTAAAAGATACTGGCGTTTAGATGAACTAGGCATTACAAATCAAATAGAGTTTGTTGATTTAGATTTAAGCGAACCATACAATATAGAAAAAGTCATAGATAAAGTAAAACCTGATGAGTTTTATAATCTGGCTGCTCAATCATTTGTTGCATTGTCATTTGAACAACCACAAGTTACTACAATCACAAACTCTTTAGGTGTTTTAAATATACTTGAAGTTATAAGAAACAAATATCCTAAAGTAAAATTTTATCAAGCGTCAACAAGTGAAATGT